TGGCGCAATCCATCTGGTGGAAATCAAGGGCAGCCTGACCTACGAGCGCCTCTAAGCGAAGGAGGGATAACAGATGTCCAGCAAGATTAAAACTTACAACCCCAAGGAAGTCACCATTGCGGCTGGCTCCCATATCGTCACCGGCTTTGCAGATGACACCTTCATCTCCATCGAAGCGAACGGCGACGGCATCACCAAGAAGGTGGGGTGCGACGGTGAGATTGTTCGTGCCGTGTCTCCTGACAACACCTTCAAGGTAAATATCACCCTGCTTCAGACCAGCGACAGCAACACCTTCTTCTCTGAGATGTGCGACAGGGACCTCGATACCGGCGACGGTATGTTCCCGCTACTCATCAAAGACCTGAAGGGCGGTCTGGTATTCAGCACTGAGGCGGCGTGGTGCATGAAGAAGGCTGCTGTCACCCGTGGCAAGGAAACCAACAACCGTGAGTGGGAGCTTGACACCGGCGACGCCGTGTTTAACGAGTAAGGAGGAAAACCATGAAGCAGCTTGAAAGCAGAGAAGTCACTGTTGGCGAAAACATTTTCTATATTCGGCCCCTTCCGGCATTTAAGGCAGCGAACCTGAGCGGCGAACTCGCCGCTCTTGTATTGCCCCTTGTCACGGGCTTGACCTCGCTGATTCCTGCTGGTACCACGGTAGAGAGTATGGGCAACGGCCTGTTCGACATTGACGTGAAGGACGCTGGCCCTGCCATCAGCGCCGCATTTTCGTCCCTGTCCGGCGACAAGATTGAAGCCATCCTCAAACACCTGCTCATCGCTGGCAAGAATATCTCGGTTGAAGTTCCCGGTGAGAGGGTTCAGATTCTCACCGAGGACCTTGCCAATGAGGTGTTCTGCGAAGATGTGCAGGATATGTTCATTCTGGCCTTTGAGGTCATCCGCACCAACTACAACGGTTTTTTCAAGAAGCTCGGAGGCCGATTTGGACCAGTCGTAGAGGCGTTGAAGCAGACGGTGACTCCGAGCCAGACAAGTACGGAAAGCTCGACCTCAGCGGCTTCTGCGAATTAGAGCTGCGGATGTACATTCTCATCAAGGCCCGTCTCGCCACCATGTCTGAGCTAAAATCCTGTTACACACTGGATGAGGCCCTCAAGCTCTATGCGCTGTATCGCATGGAGCAGGATGTAGAGGCAGGACGGGCAGATGAGATTGCCAAGGGGGTGAACTGATGGCATGACCATAAGAGACATCGGCATCTTGTTCGGGTACAAACTGGATAAGTCATCCGAGAGCAAGGTTGAGAGCAGCGTACAATCGCTGAAGTCGATGGCAACGAAAGCTCTTGGGGCCATTGGTCTGACCGTCTCTATTGCGGGTATTGCGTCTGCTATCAACGACTGTGTGTCTCTGGCCTCCGAAGTGGAGGAGATGGAGAATAAGTTCAACGTCGTATTCGGGAACATCAGCGAAGATGTAGACGCTTGGGCACAGAGTTATGCCGATGCCATTGGCAGAAATAAAAATGACATCAAGACCTATCTGGCTGACCAGCAGAACCTTCTCGTTGGCTTTGGCATGACCCGTGAGGCCGGTGCAGAGCTTTCTAAGCAGATGACCACACTGGCTCTTGACTTGGCCTCCTTCGGCAACCTTGATGAATCCTACGCCATAGAAAATATGACGAAGGCCATCATGGGTGAGTCCGAGGCGGCAAAGGGCCTCGGTGCTGTGTTAAACGATGCCACCAGAGAGCAGGCAATGATGACGCTGGGGCTGACTGGCACTTATGAGTCACTCGACCAAGTGACTAAGATGCAGGTCAACTATCAGGCCATCTTGTCCCAGAGTGCTGACGCCGTGGGTGACTGCGAGCGAAGCATGGGTTCTTACGCCAGCACCCTGAGAGGTTTCCAATCGAGGTTAAAAGAGCTGAAGCAGCTCATAGGCCAGTTTTTTATGCCGGTGTTCCAAAAGGTGCTATCCTTCGGAACACGAGGTATTTCCATGCTGCGTAACATTGTGCAGCGCATCAACGATTTTGCGGTGAAAGTTGGCGGTGCCGAGAAGATTCTTGGTGTTCTTGCCGTAACACTTGCCGCGACTTTTGCCGTTCTGAAAGGCAAGGCGATATTCAACGCCGTAAAAGGGTTCTCGTCGCTTGCGAAAGCAATGGGAATGGCCGGAGCGAAAGCAATGCTGGTGTTTGGACTCATCCTGATACTGGTGCTGCTGATTCAAGACTTCGTTGCCTTTATGAAAGGCGATAACAGCCTCATCGGAACTATCTTCGACAAGGCGGGTATTGGCGCGGACAACGCCCGGCAGACCATACTCAACGCATGGAATATCATAAAAGATTTCCTGCTGAATGTGTGGAATGTCATTAAGAGCGCCGCACAGACCATTTTCGGTGCTTTGTCCGACTGGTGGGCCGAGAACGGCGAGAGCGTCATGCGGTCCCTCCAGACTATCTGGGAGGGCATCAAAACGCTTCTCGAAACGCTGTGGAACGCGCTGTCGTCCGCAGCGCAAACAATCTTCAATGCGCTATCTGCGTTCTGGGAGCAATGGGGCGGGACCATCACTGCTGTATTCAGCGCAATTTGGAACACGCTCATCTCTCTCATCCAGCCGTTCCTGAGTGCGATTGCAGGAATCATCGACTTCCTTGCGAACGTGTTTACCGGCAACTGGCAGGGAGCGTGGGAAGCGATTAAAAATATAGCGTCCGCAGTTTGGGACGCCATCAAGGCCCTGTTCACAGGTGCTTGGCAGGTACTCACTTCTATCTGGAGCGGTTTGTCCTCGTGGCTCGGCGGTATCTGGGAGGCTGCAAAGACTGCGGTCATCGAAAAGGTCACGGGTATCAAAGACGCCATTGTGAACGGCTTCAATGCAGCCATCGACTGGATTAAGTCCCTCCCTGCCCAAGCCTTCCAGTGGGGCGCTGACATCATCAACGGTATTGTGAACGGTATCAAGAGCTGCATCGGCGCTATTGGCGATGCTATCTCTGGTGTAGCGAATAAAATCAAGTCCTTCCTCGGCTTCTCTGTGCCTGAAGATGGGCCTCTGAGCGACTTCGACACCTATATGCCCGACATGATAGACCTGATGGTGCGTGGCATCAACGCTGGCAAGAAAAAGGTAGAGGGCGCATTGCAGAACCTCACAGGCGATATGTCTGTGATGGTGAAGGCGAATGTGGTGTCCGCTGGCACCGCCCAAGGCGTTGCTGGCTCCAGCGCGTCTAACAGGACTGTTACGCAGAATGTCAATATCAGCAACCAGTTCAACGGAGACCGGGCTGGGCAGGAAAAGAGTTCTGCCGCTATGGAAAAGGCGTCCGATGACGCTACAAGCCAGATGGCCCGTGCGCTGGCGTTTGCAAGGTAGGTGATGGTATGGCACGAGCAAAACAGCCCGTCAGTATTGACGGCATCGAGTTTGACGCCCTGATAGACCAGAGCATTGACTATTCCTCTGAAGTGCCGGAGTACCCCACCGAAGAAGGGTTCAGCGTGAGCGATACTATCGTACTGAAGCCCGAAACCATCTCCATGACCCTGTTCGTCACGGACACTCCTGTGACATGGAAACAGCGCTTCGGCTCCGGCCCCGGCAGGGTCGAGAATGTTGTCAAACGTCTGGAGGAGCTGTACTTCTCTAAAAAGGTCATCACGATAGTGACCTCAGACGCTGTTTACGACAACATGGCTATCACCAGTATCTCTATCGCCAAGAGCACTTCCGCTGGCTATGCGAGGGAGATTCCTATTTCTTTCAAGAAAATCGTAGTCACGGAAAGCTCCACTGTCACCATTCCAGCCAGTTACGGCAAGTCCGGCACAACGGGAGCATCCGCAGGAAGTGCCAGCACTTCTACCGCCTCTTCGGGCGGCGGGAGTTCAAGCAGCTCTTCTGGAGGAGGTTCGTCTGGCGGCAGTTCTGGCGGTGGGAGTTCTGGGGGTTCTTCAAGAGGTTCCAGCGGCAGCAGCGGCTCCATCCTATACCAAGCCGCATCCGGCTTTGGTCTGATTTAAGGAGGTGGTTCGATGTACGCTATCGTCATCGAAGTGCCTGACATGAACGACAGCGTGTCCAGAATCACGCTGCTTGGCACTCAGTATCAGATACGGTTCACCTACAATGATACGGGTGGCTACTGGTACTTCGGACTCTATGATTCGTTGGGCAATCCCATCCGAATAGGAGTAAAGATTGTCCCTCAATTCCCTCTCAATCTGTTTTGGGGAACGAATCAAATGCCCCTCGGCGTGTTCGGAGTCCTCACAGAGCTTGATTCTGTCGGGCGAAACGACTTCGTTGAGGGCAAAGCAAAATTCATATTCATTCCGGCATGATGCTGGGGATTTGCGGAGGAGAGCAATCTCCTCCGTTTTTACATAACAAGGAGGCGATACGGTGCAAAACTGGGATAGACAATACCGATTTTCCGCAGGACAGGCGGGTTCTACGGGCTTTGAAATCGGGCAAGGGAGTAGACCCCTGCACATCTCGTTCTCCGTTGAAAGAGCGGACACGGACAGTGCCAACACTGCAAAGGTATCGCTCTGGAATCTTAGCCCGGAGCATCTCTCAGAACTGAACAAAGATGACTGCGTGGTAGTATTGAAGGCAGGGTACGGCAGCGTGATGCCTCTCGTGTTTACCGGCGTGGTCACTTTCGCCAGCACAAAGCTCGATGGCAGCGATATGCTCACAGAAATTGAACTGGTGGATAATCGCATCGAACTGCGAGACACTTATGTTTCGGTTGGCTATGATGGCGTTGTGAACTGCAAAACGCTCATTCAGGACGTTGCCGACCAGATGGGCGTTACGGTGTCTTTCTCCTACAATGCGGAGTTTAAGGACATCCCGAACGGGTTCTCGTATGTAGGCCCTGCCGCGAATGTGCTTACAAAAGCCTGCGATACCAGCGGACTTGTGTGGAGCATCAATAACGGCGTGCTTCAGGTGAAAAAACCGAAGGACACAATGAGCCGTGAGGTGTATGAGCTGTCTGCCCAGACCGGCCTCGTAAACACGCCCACAAGGGTTCAGATTTCCGACGAGGCAGATGGGTACGAGTACGGCTGGGACGTGGAATTTCTGATGAACGCCGCCATCACGGTTGATGACTATGTGTATTTGAACAGTAAGCAGGTAAAGGGCTACTTCCGGGTCTACTCCATCACCATCGACGGGGACAACTACGGCAGCTCTTGGACCTGCACTGCCCGTCTGCTGGAGGTGAGCTGAGTATGATGCAGGAACTTGTAAATCAGGTGAAAAAGACCGCGAAGAAGGCCACAGAGGAGATGCACACCGCCGTTCCAGCGACTATAAAGTCGTATGACCCCTCTACCGGCCTCGCATCGGTGCAGCCGGTGGCGAAGTTTAAGAAACCGAACGGCGAGACGATGGACTACCCATCCATCAGTGGCGTACCCGTGGTATTTCCGCAGAGCGCGAACGTGACCATTGCCTTCCCGATAAAGGCAGGAGATGGCTGCCTGCTGGTATTCGGGGAGAAATCCCTTGATTACTGGCTGTACGGGAAAGAAACCGACACTGAGCTGAGTTTCGACCTCAGCAACGCCGTGGCGATTCCGAGCCTCAAGAATACCGGCAGCCCTGTTATGCAGAAAGCCTGTTCCGAAAATGCTGTGGTGCTGCAATCGGGTGGTACAACGCTCACGGTGAAGTCTGGTGAGGTCGTTATCGACGGCAACCTGACCGTCAACGGCAAAATCGACGCCACCGGCGATGTCACTGGTTCTGGCATCAGCCTCGCTACACATACGCATACCGGCGACAGCGGCGGCAGCACCTCTACACCTCGCTGAGAAAGGAGAGCGTCATGATAGATTTGAAACTTACAAAAGACGGCGATTTAGAGTTGACTATGAAAGGCGATGTATCGCCTACTCAGAGTGTCTGCCAAGCCGTCCGAATCCGGCTGCTCTGGTTCTTGGAGGAGTGGAGGTTAGGCCCGGAGCTTGGCTTCCCGTATTTCGAGGAAGTGTTCATCAAGAATCCGAGCGACACCAAGATAAAGCACCTCATCAGGGAAACGGTGATGAGCGTAGACGAGGTAACTGATGTGGAAAGCATAGACTTTTCCCTCGATAACAGGACCCGCTCTGCGTCAATCTCCGTGGTTTTCTGCACTGATGAGGA